CCGACGATGGGCGTTGGGCGCCGTTCGACCCGAGTGTCTATGAGGACATGCCGCCGGAGCTGACGCCGGAGGAGTGGTCGGAGCCCCTCGAGGTCAAGGAGGCGGCAGTCGCCACCCCCGGCAGTTCGATCTCGTTCAGCGACATCACCCCGATTCTCGATTCGGCTTACCTCATCAAAGGCGTCGTACAGGCCAACAGCCTGACCATGATGGTCGGCGCCAGCGGCGACGGTAAGTCGTTCTTCACCATCGACGCTTGTATGGCGATCGCCACGGGGCAGAGCTGGTATGGCCACAAGGTCAACCGCGGGTTGGTGGTCTATGTCGCGGCCGAGGGTGGCATGGGCATCAACAACCGATTTGCCGCCATCAAGCAGAAGCGGGTCCTTTCGGGCGCCCCCATCGAGCTGGTCAAGGCGGCCGTGAACCTGATGGATCCGGTCGAATGCGACGCCCTGGTCCAGTTGGTTCGGGCGGCCGAGTCCAAGCACGGCGAAAAGTGCGCCGCCATCGTCTTTGACACCTTGGCCCGGTGCATGTCCGGCGACGAGAACTCGACCGAGGACATGAATGCCGCTGTGAAGGGCGCAGACGGCATCCGGACGGCGATCGGCTGCACGGTGATTGTGGTGCACCACTACGGCAAGGACGCCTCGCGTGGCGCCCGTGGCTCGACCGTCCTGAAGGCCGCCGTCGACACCGAGATCAGTTTCGAGATCCGCGGTGAGTCGAGGGTGGCCAAGACCACCAAGCAGCGCGACCTCGAGGGCGGCATTGAGTTCGCCTTTGACCTCGAGACGATCTTTCTGGGTACCGACATGGAAGGCGAGCAGGTCACGTCCTGCGTCGTTCGCAAGCTCGAGGGCAACGACATCCCGGTTCCGGCCAAGAAGCCGCCGAGTGGGGCGACGCAAGCCAAGCTTTACCGGCATCTCCAAGAGTTGAAGCAGGGCGGCGCCAACGGGGTCTGGACGACCGCAGAGCTTCGCAAGATGGCACGCGATCTGGGGGCCACCAGGACAACGGCCCATGACCTCCCAATCACCCTTTCCTCAAGTGGTCACCTCAAGAATATCGGGGGCGCTTATGCACTCGTGGATGACTAAGTTCGGTTTGTTCGGTTTGTTCGGTTCCGAACATTCCGAACGGTCAATTTGTGTTCGGTTTGTTCGGTGTATGTTTAATACACCGGACAAACCGGACATGACCCAGTCGGAGCTGAAATGAACAGCTCAATGGGGATGTCGCAACCGTGGGAGCTCGTAAAGTTCAAAAGAACTGACGGCACCTGTTGGACCAATTTGACGATCTCCGTTCCGTTCAAGTCCAAGCTTCGGGACAAATTGAACTATCGACTGGGTTGGAACGGGCAGCGGCTCGCTCTCGGGAACGAAGTGCAGCGATTGCATCAGTGGTATCCCGAAGTCCTGGTCAGCGTCACTCAGTGGCTAGAGGAGGGCAACCTCGATGCCGCATAACACAGACCACCGAGCCTTGGTTCGAGAGGCGATCGGGAAAGCCGACCCGGGGCTGCTCAAGCTGCTGGACGGACTCAAGGGGAAGTTCGACGCCAAGCTCGTCGGCTTTGCGCTCAAGGACGAAGCCGGCCAGTGGGTCGGTCACGGTGCCTTGAAGGAGCCCAAGCCATGAGAGGGCTCGAAGCGGAAATCCTCAAGATCATTCAAGACTGCGCCTCGGTCACCCGGGAGCAGGTCGTGCGTCACTTCGTGTTGCGCCGCAACCTATACCCCGACGCGGTGCACAAGTCGATCTACCACCTGATCGTCGGCGGCGTGGTGGCTGAGAAGGGTGGAAACCTATCCCAGGTCATCCCCGACCTCGAGGACAAGGAGGAGGCGAGGGCGGCTCGGGAGGCCAAAAATAAACCCGCCAAAGAACCCGCCAAAAAACCCGCCAAACCGCCCCGATACAACGAGGACGGCGATCGCCGTTGCACCGGCTGTCACCAGTATTTGCCGGTCTCAGATTTCTCTCGGCACCCAAGCACGAAAGATCGTTTACAGCCAAATTGTAGGCTTTGTAAGACGCTTTCGATGCAACGAAGCCGCAGCAGGTCGGCCTATTCGGTCAAGCGGCTGACGGGGCTCAGTAACAGCTTATGAGCCTCAATCGCTATGCCGCCAAAAGAGACGCCAACGAACTGCCCATCGTGCACGGTTTGGAGGCCCTCGGGTACTGGGTCATTCGCCTGGACACGCCCGTCGACCTACTGGTCGGCCGCACGGGCCGCCCGCACTTTGCCTTGCTCGAGGTCAAGATGCCGGGCAAAGGGCTGACACCGGATCAGGTCAAGTTTTTTGCGCTCTCAGAGGGCGCGGTGCGTTTTGTTGTTCACAACTTGGAGGAAGCCCAACGTGTCTGCAACGTCTGGATCGACAACTGTGAACCCTGATCGGCGGGCGCGCAGTCACATGGCGCCCGAGATCCAACTGGTGCACCTGCGCCTCGAGGCGTGGTCACGCTGGGCGCGAGATAAGGCGCCGGGCGGTTGGCCGGAGCGCACCATCCTTGGCCGACTGATCGAGGAGGGGCCGGGCGCCAGTCACGGCACGGGGCAAGTGTCGGACATGCCGGAGCCCGTGGCCATCACCGACCGCGCGGTCGCCCACCTGAGCGGTGAGGATCGCGCCGTCATCCGTGAGTATTACCTCAAGTGGGCGCCGCGTGAGCTGCTCGCACGCCGGCTCAAGCTTTCCTTGCGTCGCTTCGATGCCGTCCTGAACCGCGCTCGCTGGCGAGTGTGTGGATACATTTCGAGTGCAATTTGATTACGGAATCACTTTGTTAGATGGTGGCATCGTGCGAATGAATGTATCGCACTCATACCCCCTCCCGCGTTGTTATGTAACGCGTCTTGAGCCCCGCCATTGAGTGGGGCTTTTTTTTATCTCAGGAGCCCGCAATGGCTGTCGATAAGCATCCTTCCCGGCGCCCGTCGCCGCCCCGCGAAATGCCGGCTTCTGGCCCGGGCGCACCGCCGAAGCTCAAGGCCGAGATCCACGAGGGCTCGGGCCAGCACGGCGTGCCGTACGGCTTTAAGCACGAACTGCGCGTCAGCTCGACGCCGCACAAGTCGGAAATGGCCCACCACTTCCACGACCACCACAAGGGCAAGGCGCCGCACGCCGGCCGCGAGGAAGCGGACGAGCCGCGCCACCACCACGTCGGCAAGGCGCACCGTCCGGGCGACGAAAAGCACGACGACGAGCCGGGCTAATGTCCTCGCCGCATAAGGGCGACAACCTGGCCAAGTTCATGGGCCGCTTCATGGACGGCGAGGAGTCGACCGTTGGCAAGTACAAGCGCCGCAAGAAGCGCCGCCACGAGGATGAGGCCGAAGACAAGGCGCTCATCCGGCGCGAAGTGAAAACCTCAGCTCTCAAGCATCCATGATCCTCTCGCCCCCGAAGCCGCAGATCCGACAAGAAGGTCTCGACATGCGCGATGGGCGTGTCGAGTGGGTGGACGAGAACATCAAGCCGCTGGGCGATCGGATGATCGTCCGACCGCTCAAGGTCGAGCTGTCGACCACCATCGAGGCCCATTGGCGCGGCCGCACCCTACGCGGTGAGGTTGTCGCCATCGGCCCGGGCGAGTTCCCCAACCGATATAACAGCGACCGCTCCAAGGTCTGGAAGTCAAAAGTCTTTCGCCCCACCGAAGTCAAGGTAGGCGACATCGTGGAACTCGGCGGCTTGGACATCGGTGGTTACGCGTTCCCGCGGATCATGTACCGCGGCGAAGAACACATCATCGCGTCCGAAAAGGACGTGGCAGGAATCCATGCCAGGCAATACCGCGCAGCAGCTGGTTAGCTATCAATTCAAGCCCGGGCAATCGGGCAACCCCGGCGGCAGGCCCGTCGGTGCGCGACTGAAGGTTACAGGGTCATTCCTGAACCGACTCGCGGACGATTTCGAGCAACACGGCAAGCGGGCGATCGAGGCGGCCCGCGAAGAAGACCCCATGGGTTACGTGAAGATGATTGCATCTTTGCTGCCCAAGCAGGTCGAGCCGGCCAAAGCCTTGGAAGACTTGACCGATGACCAACTCACAGCCGGCATCGAGTTCTTACGAAGCCAGCTTGCTATCCGCGCTGATGAAGGAAGCGGATTTACGCAAGCGCCAATCGAGGCTGAAGTCGTACGGCCCGTACCAAAAGCAACGTGACTTCCATGCCGCCGGAGCCAGTAACCGAGAGCGGTTACTCATGGCTGCTAATCAAGTCGGCAAGACCTGGTCAGCCGGCATGGAAGTGGCCATGCACGCCACAGGACAATATCCCGATTGGTGGCAAGGCCGCCGATGGGATCGAGCAACTACTGGCTGGGTTGCCGGCATCACCGGAGAAAGCACCCGAGACAACGTCCAGCGCATTTTGCTGGGACGCCCGGGGCAATTCGGTACCGGTTCGATACCGAAAACGGCGATTGTTGACTACAGCAACACCCGCGGTATCGCCGACCTAGTCGACACGATCAGCGTTCGCCATGCCACCGGCGACATCTCCACAATCGCACTTAAATCGTATGAGAAAGGTCGCGAGAAATGGCAGGGCGAAACGCTGGACTATGTGTGGTTTGACGAAGAGCCGGACAGCGACATCTACATCGAAGGGCTGACCCGCACCAACGCCACGAACGGCATGGTGTTTATGACGTTTACCCCGCTGTTGGGTATGTCGAACGTCGTGCGTCGGTTCATCATTGAGAAAGTCCCCGGCACGTCCGTCACGACCATGACGATTGACGATGCGAGCCATTACTCGGACGAGCAGAAGGCCGCGATCATTGCGTCCTACCCCGAGTTCGAGCGCGATGCCCGTACGCGAGGCATCCCGGCTATGGGCTCGGGCCGCGTGTTCCCGATCGCCCAGGGCGCGATTCAGTGTGAATCGTTCCCGATTCCGCAGCACTGGCCGCAGATCTGCGGTCTGGACTTCGGTTGGGATCACCCCTCGGCGGCCGTCCGCATGGCATGGGATCGGGATGCCGATTGTTTATACGTCATTGCGACGCACCGAGCGCGTGAGCAGACGCCGGCCATGTTCGCCGCCGCGGTCAAGCCGTGGGGCGATTGGTTGCCCTGGTCGTGGCCGCACGACGGTCTACAGCACGACAAGGGCTCGGGCGAGCAGCTGATGGCGCAGTACCGGGCGCAAGGCTTAAAGATGCTTGGCGTCCGCGCCACCTTCGAGGACGGCACCAACGGCTTAGAAGCCGGCGTGTCCGAGCTGCTCGATCGAATGCAGACCGGTCGCTTCAAGGTGTTTGCACACCTGAGCAACTGGTTCGAAGAATTCAACGTCTATCACCGCAAAGAAGGGCTCATCGTCAAAGAGAACGATGACCTGATGAGCGCCACGCGCTACGCGATGATGATGCGCCGCTTTGCAACGACGAAATCGTTCAAGAAACCACAGGCATTTAATCACCAAATGCCATCACCCACAGGTTGGATGACTTAATGGCGTACGCCTCGGACTCAGCCGCCACCAACGACCAAGACCTGATCGTTGAGTGCCAAGAGCGGTACAAGCTCGCGATGGACAGCGAAAGCGCCAATCGCACCGAGGCGTTGACCGACATCAACTTCGCCAACGGCGACCAGTGGCCGGTCGACATTCGCCGCGACCGCGACACCGACGGCCGTCCGTGCCTGACGATCAACATCACCGACGCGATGGTGCGCCGGGTGACCAACGCCCTGCGCGAGAACCGCCCCCGGATCAAGTTCCACCCGGTGGGCGACGGCGCCGACGTACAGGCGGCCAAGGTCCGCAACGGGCTCATGCGGCACATTGAGTCGGCCTCGAGCGCCGATTACGCCTACGACTGCGCGGTCGAGAGCGCCGTGCGGGGCGGTTGG